TAACCGGCAACGCAACCGGCACCACCGGCGCCGTGGTCGGCACGCTCGCGGCGGCCGCATCCAAGACGACGTATATCTGCGGGTTTGACGTGTCCGCGATCGGCGGGACTGCGGCGATCGGGCCGATCACGGTTGCGGGGCTCAAAGGATCGTCTGCGGTCTATCAGCTTGCATCGACGGCGGGCGGTGTGACGCTCGGGCGAACCTATTCCCCCTGCATTCCGGCGAGCGCGGCAAACACCGCGATCACGATCACCACGACAGCGGACGGAACCGCCTCCGCGGTATCCGTCAATTCCTGGGGCTTCCAGCAATAGGCTCACGTCATGGGATTTCTCAGCCCCGGCGCTCCACCCGCTCCGCCACCGCCGCCGCCCGCGCCGCCGCTGCTCGCCAACGCGGGCGCGCAGGGCGCAGGCGCGGCAACACGCGCGGCGGCCGCAGCAGCGGCGGGAGGAATGGGGTTTGCCGGGACCGACAAGCAAGCGGCCGGCGGTGCCGCGCCCAAGCTGTCGCTCACCAGCGGCAAGCAGCTTCTCGGCGCGGGCACGGGCGGGTAGGCGCAGCACATGGACGCCCGCGTAGCCGACTTCGGGACCGCGCCGTATACCGAAATGTCGCCATCGCTGCTCGCGCAGCAGCCTCCTACGCCGCGCAAGGAAGGCAAGGCCGACCCGACATGGGGTGTGCTCTACGCTCACCTTGAAGCCCGCATGGGCATCCTGCGCTCATGGCGCTGGTCGTGGTGGACCTACTGGCGGGTGCTGGCGGAGTTCTTCGACCCCAAGCGGTTTCTCTGGCTCATCACCGCGAACCGCATGTGGCGCGGCAACCCGGTCAACGACGCGATTATCGACTCCACCGGGCAACTGGCACTGCGCACCTGCGGCTCCGGCATGTGGTCGGGTCTCACCAATCCGGCGCGCCCGTGGTTCAAGATCGAAAAGGGCCTGCCGTGGGTCGAAATCGACGCCGACGCGCAGTCGTGGATGGAGGACACGCAGGAGCGCATCTACACCGTGCTCCACGAATCCAATTTCTACGACACGATGTCGCAGAGCTTCCGGGATTTGGCTCTGTTCGGCACGTCGCCGGTCATCATCTACGAGGACCGCGAGGACGTGGTGCGGTTTTATCTCCCGGCTCCGGGGGAATACTACCTCGCCAACGGATCGCGCTTCCAGGCGACGGTGTTTTTCCGGGAATTCACCCTCACGGTGTCGCAGATCGTCGAGCAATTCACGCTCGAAAGCTGCCCGCGTGAGGTGCAAAGCCAATGGGAGCAGGCCGGGGCGTCGCTCGACCGCGAATTCGTGGTCTGTCACGCAATCGAGCCGAATTTCGACCTCGAGCAGCGCGGCGGAACGCGCGGCGCGGTGCACGTGCTGCCGTCCAAATTCACCTACCGCGAGGTTTATTGGTGCAAGGGCTACATGGGCGACCGCCCCATGTCGAAACGGGGCTTCAACGAGAAGCCGTTCATCGCTTTTCGCTGGTCGCTGGTCGGAAACGAGCCCTACGGCCGCGGCCCGTGCATGGACGCACTGGGCGACAACAAGCAGACGCAGCTTGAAACCCGCCGCAAGGCCGAATTCATCGAAAAGGGCGTCCGCCCGCCGATGGGGGCCGATCCCGCGCTGAAGAACGAGCCGGCATCAATCCGTCCCGGCGGCATTACCTACACCGCGGCCGATACCGGGAAAAAAGGCTTCTGGCCGCTGTTCGAACCAAATCCGCAATGGCTCCCCGCCATCAGCGCGGACATCGAATTGGTGAACAAGCGGGTCCAGGCCGCATTGTTCGTCGACGTGTTCATGGCGATCACGCGCATGGAAGGCGTGCAGCCACGCAATGAGCAGGAATTGACCGAGCGCGACCTTGAGCGCTTGCAGGAACTTGGCCCGGTGGTGAACCTCGCCACCCGCGAGCTTACCGACCTGCTCCGCCGCGTCATGGCGATCATGGAGCGTCGCAAGATGCTCAAGCCGATGCCGCAAAGCCTGATCAACGTGCCGCTCAAGATCAACTTCGTGTCGATCCTCAAGCTCGCGCAGAAGGCGGCCGAAACCATTTCGATGAAGGACGTGCTCGCCACCGGCGGCGGCATGTCGAGCGCGGCGAAAGCGGCCGGCCTCCCGGACCCGCTGCGCACGATGAACCTCGACAAGACGTATCATCGCTACGCGGAACTGAGCAATTTCCCGATGGATTGCTTCTGGACCGATGAGCAGGTGGAGGAGCACGACCAGGCTCGCGAGCACGCCAAGGCCGCGGCGCAAATCCCGCCGGCCAGCATGGCGGCCGTTCAGGCCGCGCATACCCTTTCGCAAACCCCCGTGGGCGGCGGCTCGGCGCTGCACGCGATGCTGACCGGGCAGACGGCACCACAATGATGTTTGCGGCCCCGCATGGGAACTCCTTCTGTCGGCCACGCGCCGGGGTCGGTAGCTCCCAGAAATCTCGCCTGCGGTCCCGTGCGGGGAGCCTCCGAAAGGAGGCGTTGGGCATTGTACCGTTCAAGGCGAGAGACCGGCGCACTTATTCGAGGGCTGGATGATCCACAACGGTTCACCCGATCAGATGGTGATGTCGCGCAACGCGCACGACGACCTGCGCGTAGCCGTCAATATCGCATGCTCGACGTTGCGCGCGCGTCAGCAGCACATCAAGTCGGCGCTGGTCATTGGCGTGGATGAGAACGGACGCCTGGCCTACATCGGGACGGATGCCGAAACGCGCGGGCGCGAAGTCGATCCCAATCTCGCGCAGATGATCAATCAGGCGCTCGCGGGACTGCCGCGGCGAAATTGACGAGGGGACCAATGAGCAACGCGGACGCGATCGGCATGGTGGACCCGAAGTTGTTCGCAAAGGTGCGCGCGAGCGGCGGGCGCGTGGTGCCGCTGGCGCGACCGGAGGAGCCCGCTCCGACGCCGACCGACGGCGTGATCCGCTTCCACGGCAACCCCGAGGACAGGCTTGATCGCCACCGGGCAGCGATCTACCTCACCGCCATCGGCCTGCCGGTCGCGCCGTTCACGCTCAAGTCATGGTCGCTGCGCAATCGCGGCCCGGCCTACCTCAAGCAGGCCAACGGCCGCGTGCGCTACCGCCGAAAGGACCTCAACGATTGGGCGGCCAAACAAGTCACGCGCTGTGAGCCCGAGGGCTGATAAGCGGCGCGGGCTGGTGTCCGTAGTTTACGCAGGGTGCGCTAGGGCACGCGGGATAATTGTCAACGAAAAACTTGCCGCGCAATGCTCGCGTCCGACATGGGCGCGCTCACCGAAATCGAAATCTTCACGCGGATGCAGGAGAGTCTGCGTCTCGCCGCCGAGTGTTGCGACGACCTCGCGGTATCGAACGTCAAGGGCCCAACCTACGACGCGCTGCGCAAACATCTGCTGCTGATCGAGGGGTGCTGCCGGCAAGCCTCCGCATGGCGCGAAGATAGCCGCTGGCTCCCGATCGGGATCCTGATGGCGCAGGCGCACAAGCGCGCCGGCAATTGGCTGCGTGGCTTCAAGGTGCAAGGCGAAGTTCTGGCCATCAAACTCGACGCCCGCCAGCACAACCGGAATTTCGTCCACCTCGCCGCGAACCTGCGCGCGATCTACGCCGCGGTGGAAAATCTCAAGACGCAAAAGACTGGCCGGGTCGGTATGATCCTGCCCGAGCAAGCTCCCGCTCCGTTCCGCGAGACGAAGCAGCACGCAATCATGCTGCCGCCCGGAATGGCCCGCCGCGATAGCGGCCTCCTCGTGCCAGCGGGGACGGCGTGAGCGGCGATGACGACGAAGCCGAAGAAGCCGAAGAAGCCGACTACGACCGCACGATCGCGGACCTCGATCCAGGGCGCGCGCTCGCCGGTGTCGCGCCGGTACCGGACGCTGCAAGCGCGTCCGGCGTCCAAGAGCAAGCCCGCACGGCGCGGCGCGCAGCCGACGAAACCCTTGCGTTCTGGCGCGGCATCCTCGCGAGCCGCATCGGCCGTCACGAAATCTTCAAGCTCCTCGCCAACGCGCACACGTTCGAGGATCGCTTTGCCAGCACGCCGGTCGGCTTCCCCGACCGCGACGCGACCTTCTTCCAGCTTGGCGAAAAAGCGGTCGGCACGCGGCTCTACCACTACCTCGCGGGCCTCGATCGCGCGCTCGTCCTGCAAATGCTCGACGAAGCGGACATGCTCGGTCCGCCGAAGCCGCAAAAAGCGAAACGGGTGAGGAAGTAATGGCCCTCGACCCGATCGACGCAAGCGCTCCCGTTCCCTCCCCCGTGGCCGACACGACGGCTGCGGCAACTGTGCCGGCGGCGTCCGCGTCCGCCCCCTCCCTGGAGGGCGCGGCGTCGTCGGCGCCTTCTTCGGCTCCTGCGGCCGCGCCATCTGGCGTCCCGGAATCGGAAGCCACGTCCGCGACGACGGCGCCAGCCGCAGCGGGCGCGGAGCCGAAGTTGGATTCCGATACCCCGACGCTGTTGGAGCAGTTCGACAAGGACAAGGCGGCGACCGACGCAAAACCCGCTGCCGACGCCAAGCCGGACGCAGATAAGCCGAAGGCCGAAGGTGACAAGCCCGCCGCGGAGACAAAGCATGCGGAGCCGACCGCCAAGCCGGAAGGCGATACGCCGCCCGCGCTCGCGCCAATCGCCTACGAATACGCGCTGCCGGAATCCATCAAGATGGACGATGCGCAGCGCGGAGAGCTTCACGCGGCGCTCGATGCCTTCCGCGCCGATCCGGCGAAGGGCGCGCAGTCGCTCATCGACCTGCACAACAAGTCGATGCAGGCGTTCGCCGAGCAGACCGTCAAAGACCAGCGGCAATTTTGGGCCGACACCAACAAGGAATGGGCCGACGCGACGCGCGCCGATCCGGTGCTCGGTGGCTCGCGGTTTGAGACCTCGATGGGAGTTGTCGCGCGCGCGCGCGATGCGTTGGTCGCGGAAAATCACCGCGCCGAGTTCGACCATTTCTTGCACGTGACCGGCGCCGGCAATCATCCCGGCTTCCTCCGGCTCCTCTACAACATGGGCCATCTCTACATCGACGAACCGCAGGCGACTGCGATCCCGACCGACATCAAACCGCCGCCGAACAACGGCCGCGCGCCGGGTCGTGCGCCCCTCTACCCGAACACGAAGTTCTCATAAGGAGCCCTGAGCTATGGCAACCGGAGCTTGGCCAACGATCGTCGATGTTGCTTCCCGCATGGACCCGGAAGGCCACATCCCCGTGATCGCGGAGATGATGAGCCAGTGCAACGACTACTACGACGACATGCCGTGGGTCGAAGCGAACGAGCACACGGGCCACGAGTTCGTGTTCCGCACGTCGGTGCCGGCGGGTTCGTGGCGCTCCTACAATCAGGGCGTTCCCTACTCCAAGTCGACCACCGGCAAGGCGCGCATCGATCTCGGCATGCTGGCCGACTACAGCCAGGTCGACAAGGATTTGGCTCGCCACACCGGCGACGCCGAGAAGTTCCGCACGTCGGAGGATGTCGCCTTCCTCGAAGGCATGTCGCAGACGATTGCGCAGACCTTCTTCTACGGCAACTCGACCATCAATCAGGCCGAGTTCATGGGCCTCGCGCCGTTCTACAATACGGTGTCGACCTCGACCGCGCAGAACGCGGCGAACGTCATCAATGGCGGCGGTGGCGGCAACAACAATGCGTCGATCTACTTCATCGGCTGGTCGCCGGAGACCATCTTCGCGGTGTTCCCGCGCGGCACGAAGGCCGGCCTGGACCAAGAAGACAAGGGCGACATGGTGCCGGGTTACGACTCGGTGGGCAATCGCTTCGAGGCGTACACGACCTACTTCAACCAGCAGGCCGGCCTCTGTCCGAAGGATTGGCGCTACGGCGTTCGCATCGCCAACATCGACACCACCACGGCGGGCCTCGCCGGCCCCAACGCGCTCGACCTGTTCACAACGATGGGTCGTGCGATGATGCTGTTCCCGAAGCTGTCGCGTGGCGGCTCCGGCATCACCAAGACCGACGCTCCGAACAGCGATCCGAGCGTGCGCGCCGTT